CAACTTTTATTTATTATATAGAATATACTTCTTCTTGAACATTAAGTTTAAAATTTTTTATAATAGTAAGTTGAACCCCGGTAGTCTCCTATCTGACAAACTTTCTCAGTTTAGTATATGACATATGTTCCAAAGAAGATGCATCCAGCATGGCGCTGGATGCGTTCAAACATTGTGAACCTTTCCTTCACCGCTAACAAAGTTGTGGTCATCCGTGATTGGCGACTGGCTGCGTTAAATATATTCTTCAGTGTGGCTATTGTGGGGTGGGTTATATTTTCGTTATTTTTGGGTAAGACCTACATCGTCACCGAGGTACCAACGGGGGTCGCGAGTGCTTGGGGGTTGGCTTCGACCGATTTTACTTCTACACAGGCGGCTATATACAGCGGTGGTGCGTCATTTTGTGACAGTCTCACCAACTATCAGTTCAAATATTCAGATGACTGGATCTACGAGACCCCGGTGTGTGCATACTATGCGGGTTCTGAACTTATTTCAAAGTTGCCATCGGGGAATGTTATGTTTTTCACTACACACATTCATGAAACAATCAAACAGAGGTATGTAAAACCTGGTGGTGGTTGCTTAGCGGATCCAAATGGTCTTGGTGCAGCCACAGAAGTTATGGGAAGATGTGAGCATTCCAAGTCTACAAACTTTTTGGCTCCCGGTATAGAGGATAGTTACTTCGCATTCAATCACTATTTTGATTCCGTTGTACAATCTGGATCAAAACCAATTACCTATGTAAGGGCGAAGGGTTCTGACGAAAATATATACATCTTTGAAAAGGGGGAAGCTATTCGTTTAAAAGTTTCTGAATGGTTGAACATTGCCGGAATTGAACTGGATAAACCCTTCAATGAACAAACGAGTGGATTGGATATTACAGGTTTTGAGGGTGCTGGAGAAGATTCAGAAAAATACCCCTATGTTCGAACAAGTGGAATACGTTTGAACATCGAGGTCAAGTACCACAACTTTTATTTGGACAAGGAATTTCAAGTGAAAATTGGTAACGAAGATGTATACGCTGTCATAACAGTGTCTCCGAAAATTGGATGGTTCTCTAAGGGTGATGAAATAGTGTACAGTCAAGATCCTGCCACCACATTTGACATCGACAACCCGATTAGTTTGACCAGTGGTCAACCAAATGGCATCTACTATGATTTTTACAGGTATGGCATACTTTTTGATATACAGCAGACTGGTTTAGTTGGGGAAGTTGATTATGTGTTTATCCTCATTCAATTGACTTCGGGTGTTGTTATGTTGGGGATTGCGACCACATTGGTAAGCTTCATTGCCAAATTTGCTTTGGGTAATAAATCTGAAATCTATCGGGGTGTGATACAGGAAGAATATGAAGTTGGGAGGGAAGCTGCTCGCTATGCCGCTCAGGCGTGTGTAGCGACGAAGAGTTTCAAAGACGCCGATGAAGATGGTAAGGGGGACCTAGACTTCGATGAGCTGAGGGCTCTCATAAAGGAATCTTTCTCTAAGAATTATTTGGATGAGGGTAGTGATACACACTTTACCGAAGATGAAATAACTGGGATGGCGTACTATCTCATGAGGGCGGCAGACGATCACCTGAATGATAGAATATTGGACAAGCGTGAGAAGACCCCCGATGAACTGAGGCACTCTAAGATTTCTCTCCACGAGTGGCAGGAGTTATCGACGAATGGTGTTTTCAAATTTAAGAATTTGAAGGCTACCTCCACGGAACATATAAAAAATACTGGCTGGAAAAAGGACAGCCTTAAACAGAGAAAGAGTGTAATGAACTTAAAAAATCTAAACGAGGTGTAATTAAGATGCTTCTTCTCAAACCATTTATGTATATTAGGAATAGAATGGGGGTAAAAATGAGTGCATTCACGGAGCACCCACCACCCCCCACTAAAATTAAAAAAGATAGGGAGTTTGGAAGTTATTGTGTCAAGGTGACGGTTGAATCGATTGACACAAATGGTTCCATAGATAAGACTTTCATCGGATATAGTGAGAATATGAATATCACGATGAAAACCGAGTTTGCGTGTGAACGATTTAAAACACATGGTCATACATGTGGTGAGCCTGTGATGACCATAAGGGGTGGAAAGTGTGATGAAGTTATTATGATGAAGGACAAGTTTGGAACAATTACTCGTGTCCAGTAAATGGGGACCACCCCCTCAACATGATGTCACTCTCCTCACACCATGGGTACATCTCCTCACCGACGAAGTTTATCGCTTTCATACCCGAATCCATGCACTCATCACAGATTCCTTTGTTGTCGTCTATGATGAGTCCCAAGTTTAGAGCTCTACATATATCAACCTTTTTCACATCTTGGGGGGTATAGCTATTTGTAAGTATGACGTCATCGAAAATTCCTGGAAAGTATGTGTGTATCCAGTCTTCGGTTTCGTCTCTCACAATATTTTGACGTCCAGTGACGACATACATTTTTTTGCTTCTTTGACGAAGCCATTTCATGGCGTTTTGTGATCCTGTTATTGGTTTAAGATTACGAAATGCTTGGGAGTTGTAAAACTCTTTGACAAACTCCTGAGATTCCTCTTCAGTTATATCGAAAATTTCACGGTACACGTAGTTGTATTTGGGTTTTTTGGGTTTTCCAAGTCTTCTGGATCTAGCCATCGGGTACAGGAAATGAACGAGGACTTCATCGACGTCAATCGCGATACGAGCCATTTATGTATTACAATATTATTCGTAATCTCTAACTACCACACCAATGGGAAATCTCGGGACACCGAGATCAGTCAGGTTCTGAAACCTGACGGTGAGCATTTTTCCCATGTACTTCTTTCGATCTCTATACTGATCCTCCCGTTGCTTAATCGTACCTTCGGGTCTTACAGTAAATGTTCGGTCCTCATTATTCAGCTTACACACCCAAATGACGGCATCGGCATCCCTCCCATGCCCCGTCTTGGCTCCCACGATTTCGTATTCCTCCGTTTGAAACTTCTTAAACTTGAGGAGGAAGTTGCTCCTCTTTCCAACTTCATAGGTGCTGGAGGCCTCCCTAATCATGATACCCTCGTAGCCCTGATCCACAAAGTGGTCGTGCCACTTTTCCACCTCGGACTTCTTCTTGAGGAGTTTGGTCTCCACACTTACACAATCCATTCTCTCCTCAAAGGTCAATTCGGGGCGTTCCAAGTCAAAGTAATCAAAGATGTAGAAGTTCAACGTGGTGGGGTTGGTCTTGAACATACTCGTGATTTCCTCAAACGTCATGTTGGGTGCGTAGCACTCTCCGTCTAAGAACTCACCCTCCCTCAGTCCGTCACTGAGGTGGTCGAGACCTTCGACACGCTTACCGGTTCTCGAGAAGCACCCATCCTTTGAAACAAGGAGGCGAACCCCATCCAATTTAGGTTGGACGTAGAAGGGGGTGGAGATGTACTTGTGACGATCCTCCCATTTATTTGCCAACATGGGCATAACTTGGACACCCTTGATGTGTTCATTGTTCCACATTGTTTGGGCGCGAGCGCACGCCTTTTCATAACCAGTCTTAACATTGGTTCTGGAGAATGCAGCCTTATCAGTTCCGACCACACCAGTGCTCTTCACAATATCAGCGGTTCCATCTCCCAAGTCCTCGACGTGGATGTCGGTGAATCTCTCACGACCATTTTTGTCTTTTCTGATAAGTCGTTCCATTGTAGTCATTTTTAATTTCTCAACTTTAAATAGATGTCTGGAATTCCAGTTGTAGATTACGCTAGAATGGAACGACTTAGGCCACCAGAAGTTACATCGGTACAGATGAATCTAAATACCTTGTGTATTGTTTTTATAATTATAACTGTACTCGGTCTATACAATAGATCTGTCACTATTAGTCAACGACGTGAGCGATTTTATACTTGATACATTTTTCAGGTGTGAGATAGATGTCCTTTTTCATGAGACGTTTAAACTTCCTCTCAGGGATTTCAGTCTTACTGAGATACATTTTCTTGAGCATCTTCATCATCTTATTCGTCGTCTTCATTTCATTTCTCAATTCTTGAAAGTTACCCCAAAATTCCGTAGAAATTTGGTGAATCAGAAGGTAGGCATTTTTACCCATGCGACGCTCTGAACCACCCAAAAAAACAAAGGTTGCCGCACTACAACACGAACCCTGTGCAATGGTCACAACCTTAATTCGGGAACGTTCCAGAACATTCATCATGTTCAAACCAGAAAATACATCACCACCATCACTCATGATGTGAATACGAATCTGTGGTTCATACCCAACAAGTTCAGCCTGTTTTTTCAAAAGATCAATCTCAAGTTGCTTAAACTGTTCGACAAATTCTAAAGCATTTTCTCGATCAATGTCACCATAAAAGAGAATCTCGTTGCCCACAACTCGGATACATTCGGTGTCGGTAGTTTCTTTTTCATCATCCGTAGGCATTCTTCAAAGCTTTCTTTACTCTTGTCACGTCTCTTGATTTTAAGCCATTTCCGACGGCAAGGTGATTGATTATATCAAAATCCTGTGGAGTGATATTATAGCTAACCAGGGGTTCTAATTCACCAATTTCGGCATACCTCTTTAATAGGCAAAGTTCCTCTACCCCCAACCCCAACCTTGATTTCTTTTTGATATCTTCAACCTTGTGCTGCCGCATCTTGAAGTTTCTAAATTTCGTCCAACAACGCCCGGGACGGATTTGGTCCTTCCTAAGTGGAATACCGAGAGCCGATTTTGGTATAGTCAGAGAATGCAGTATAAAGTATGGCATAAGATTCCAATCACCTTGTGAATACATTATTCCATCATAACGATCCGCGTCGGAAAAGGACTCAGATGCTTTTAGTATATCAACACCCTTTGAATCTAAATAATTTTCTTGAAAAATGTCCCATAAATGTCCATGTTCGGAAACACTGTCATATATTTCAAGTGGTCCAGTTTCCGATAGAATCTCAGCTATAAATTCTTTTGGTGTCTGAAAATCATCCATCTCATCGTATCCATCCAAATATTTGAAAAATATTTCGATATTCCCATTTGCACGGATGGCTGCATTTCGTGCCTCTAGTCCGGTCTTATCAGTAAGTTTCAATAGAACATCAGGTTTATGTCTCTGGATGAAAACTGTCGTAAAGTTTGGATACATACACATATTTGTACTTGTCACGAGTAGAGATCCACGGGACAGGGGGTTACCATCCGATACAGATTGTATCACTGGTTTAAATATCGGGTCGTAGTCTTCGATGAAGACATGCTTTGTGGAATTCTTTATGAACGCCATAAATGGGGATTTACTCTTTAGGTGATCACTTTGTAACTCTACATGTTTCGTATCTTGAAGAACACGTCTGAGAATATAGGATTTCCCAACACCAGCAGCTCCACATATGAATACATTTTTTCCCTCGTTGATGTACCTACGAATGAGATCAATTTGTTTTGTGTGAATTGTCGTCACTGGGGAGTCTTTTTTTTGGTCGACTACTTTAATGAAAGAATCCATCGATGATCTTACTAATCAGGCCATAGATTTGGTGCTCGAAAATGACGCACTACATAAACGTATCGTAGAACCTTTAAAAAGGAAAATTGTACCATACGTTGCATGTAGTATGCTTACCAATTTGTTAATGATTCTTATTCTGATCTACCTTGCTCGACGTCTGTCTCTTCTTCCGTCTCATCAGGTGTAGAATCTTCTTCCTCTTCCTCTTCCTCTTCCTCTTCCTCTTCCTCTTCATCTAGGGAGGGTCCGAAGAAACCAGTGGGTGGTGGTTCATCCTTCTTTGAAAGAAATTTACCTAACTTCTCGAGGGGGGTCCCGGTAGTCATCGCCTCAATTGGATCTATCGTCCTCGGTAAAGTGAGTAGTGGAATTGAACGCACGTTTAGAATTTCTGGTTTAGTAAACACATTGTCAAGTGGATACTCATCCTCAAACTGCCTCAATACAGATTTGGGTATCGAGGGTGACTGTTCCAATAGGCGATCATATTCAGTTTTACATTCACCGACGAAATCTAAACCCTCCTTACTACGCTCTCCCCTGTCCAGGGCTAACATAAGACGAATGTTCCTCGAGAGCATACCAAAAGCCAAAGCAGCTGTTCTGTGATTTTCCATGAGTTCGTTTATTTTGAGGAACTGGGATATGGTCGCTATGAGACCAGCAGTCAGGTTTAAACCACCAATTATTGAGGGAGCAAACGACTGTACATTTTCTGGGAATGTACCTTGGGCGAAGTTTGCGGTCCCAGTTATAGTAGAAAGTATAATAACTGGTAAGGTAAAACGAATACTGGAACGTCTGTAAATAAAAAACGCACGGTGGTGCATATACCTGTAGCACGCGGAAGCTTCACCCCACTGTTTGAGAATATTTTCATGACCATCTGTCCATGATAGCCGCATATCTTCACGGGAAATCTTTTTTTCTTCCGTCATTATATAATAGATGAATATAATTTTCCTAATTCATCTTATTTTTCTTTTGTGGATTCTTATCATTCCATTCACAAATGATCGCAGACATCTGGAATTTTATTCGATGGTCATACCCTTCATCTTTTATCATTGGTCGGTGAATGACGATACATGTGCTCTCACACAAGCTGAAATGTACATGACTGGTCGAGAGAAGAACGAAACGTTCATGGGTCGTGTCGTTGGTCCAATCTACAAGATGGATGACAACGAAGTTAATAAATTAACAAAGACGTTATTTTTCATACTTTGGACATTTGTTCAGTATCGCCTTGGACACTTTGATATGTTTATAAAAGATGTCACCAAAGTATTTAAAGATAAGAAACTAAAATAGAGTATATATGGACACGAAACTTTCAAACGAAATTTATCGCCTCGATAATATCAAAGATTTCTATAAACAGTCTTATATTTCAAACCTGGATTATTGTGAAGATAAGATTGATCGTATTAACAATAAACTTGAAAACACATCTTCTTCTATTAAAAAAGAAATTTTGACAGCGCAGAGGCAACAATATCAAAAGGAAATTGAAGACCTCGATAAGTCATTAGAGAAAACACTCAATGAGATTGAGCAAAAAATTGAAATGCTTCAAAATAAGAGGAAAGAATTGGAAGAGGAACTTCAAAAAGAACGCGAGTCGTTCGATTTTAACATAGAGAAACTTCGTTCTGCGATTGATAAAAAGAACATTGCTGAAATGTTCAAGATGTTTGAATACACCGCGAATGCGCTTACTATTTTGCGCAACGAGTAAATCTAAACCTATCTAAAAAATGGACACTGATTTTGAAATTATAGTATAAAAGCATACAATACGCATCAGCTATGTCATGTTTTCTCTCGTATGGAATCGTATCTAAATCTACATACTTTCCCATCTTGACAAGAACGCGCTCTTTCCGCTCCTCGTAGTTTAGATGCCCCATACCAAAATGTGCATGTAAAGTTACGGGTGAAATTAGTAGAACCTTATCTTTGAACATATAGTGTAGTAGAATCTCGATATTCGTAAAACCTTGGGGTGGCTGCCTCTCTATGAGGATCCTCTCAGCCTTGTCGAACACATCCCTGTGGTCATCTACAAATAAAGGAACCAAGTCAACAAAGTCATTACTGTAAATGTATTTGTAGTCTTCCAAACTCACCTTTTTCATGTACTCAACTTCTATCACCGGTCCATTCCCACACTCAGCGAGGACGAGACCCATATTGTGAAATCCTATATCTATGGCTAGGACCTTCATGTCTTTATGTCAAAGATTTTCTTTAATGTTAGTATATGAACATCGCGACAAACTTATTGAACTATAAGCGTCGCACCATATTTCAATCGAAAACTGGGTCATTTTTCGTCAAAGATGGAGACAAAAAGAAGTATGGACTCAAAGCTCAGTACAAGATAAACCGCGAGGGAAACCCAAAAAAACTCACACCGACAACGGTTGATAACGTACCACTCATCATTCGCCCCAAGTTTAGGGTGAAAGCCAAAACTCAAGCGACAAAAAAACTCAAGAAAAAGGTTGCTCAAAATCTCAGGCGCATGAGAATGGGTGAGAGGAACGCGGAAAATGTGAAACCCCGGAAGACTGTGGAGGGGAGGGAAAAGATATCCTTTAACGAAGCCGTGGCTAACATGAAGGAGAAGCAGAAACAGATAATGAAGAATAGAAAAAAGACGGAAACGTTGAATCGTAAAGCTTCACCCAAACGGACCGAGCAACCAGAATCACCGCGGCGAGAAAGGGGTAAGCTGTCTGAACAAATGTTCATGAAAATGGAAGCGATCCGACGTGCTTCTAAACTTAGAAATGAGAGAAACGCAAAATTCTTCGAAAGAAAGATGAGGGAACGGGCGGAGAAGGAACAAAATAACAGGGAGAGGAGGGAACTGGAGTTTAGAGTGCGCGCAAATGCCATCAGGCGCTCCCGTGCACAAGCAGAGGCTGAGCGGGTGGTGAGAGAATCTATTGAACTCGAGGCTAAGCGTAAAGAAAGGGAACGTTTCATCGCTGAAGCTCGTGAAATGGCGAGAGTTCGCAGAAAACGGGAAGATGAAAAACGCGCCAGGGACAGGGTTGAGGCTGAGCGAAAAGCCAAAGCCGATGCCAAAGCCAAAGCCGATGCCAAAGCCGATGCCAAAGCCGATGCCAAAGCCGATGCCAAAGCCAAAGCCAAAGCCAAAGCCAAAGCCAAAGCCAAAGCCGATGCCAAAGCCAAAGCCAAAGCCGATGCCAAAGCCAAAGCCCGTGTGAAATCGGGGGGTACGATCATGAAACCAGAAATCAAAAAGTTATTCAATGATCTCGAAGCGGCCAGAACTAAAGCAAATGCGAGGAAGGCTTACCTGACGGGTTCCCGCAAACTACATCCAAATAAACCAGGTGGAAATGCCGCATTGTTCAGAAAATTAAAGAACATCTACAATATAAAAGTTCCACCCGTGGTGGCATCGTTGGAAAAATAAACATCTCACCTATAGTATATGAAGAACAAGACGAAGATTCGAACACTTTGGGTCTCGTTGATTTTACTCGTCGCTGTTGTTGGTTACATGTGGATGTATCCTCGAACGGTTGAAGTCGAGGTTCCCGTCGAGGTTCCCGTCGAGGTTCCACCAGTTCCACCACGCCCCCAGAGACGATTTCAACAGGAACGCGAGCCAGAGTTTAGGGGACCACCAATTAAGACATACAAACCTGGTCGTATGCAACAGATGGGTATCCTCGTCGGGGAAGGTGAGGAAACCCTCCCTCTATACGGTAAGGAGGTCCGTGGTCGCCGTGATCGCTACCACTATTACACGACTACGGGTGGTGAAAATTTGTACCCCATCCCTGTGAGCATAGATGGTCGTGATTGTGTGGACGACATTGGGTGCCAGGAGCTCTATGGAAATGAATCAGTCTCGGTGACTGGCAAGACTGGTTCATTTGAGGTTAAGATGTACCGAACGGATGATTTTTTCTAACAAAAATGGTTCTTGAGGGAATCGTATTCTCTCTTTTGGAAACCGGAACTCCCAGAAAACTTTGCCTTTAGATTTATTAATTCCCTAATTGTGTCGTCATCGAGGCTTTTGACAAAGTCCTTCTTAGCCTCGATGTCGTCTAACTGGTTGTGTTCCTTTTGAGCTTGGACGTAGGGCCACGTATGTTTCCGTAATGCCGCAACTTCAATTTGAAGTTGTATGATCTGTGGTAGGAGAACCTGTCGTACAAGTTCGTCAGTAGTCATGAACACACTTATATACATTTCCCTAAGTATTTTCTTAGATGTTAGTATATGCAGTACAAAGAACTAAAAGATAAGGCTAAAAAATTGGGACTTCGCGTCACTAAGGATGTTCGGGGGCGACGTGTGAAACTCACAGCAAGGGAACTTCGGGCCAAAATTTCCCTAAACTTCGAAAATAGTGTCAGAAATGCCCAAAGGGTCATTCGTCTCTGCCAAACGGTGGTTGCACCCGTTTCTATGACCGGGGTACCACCTCCTCCTCCACCCCCTCCACCTCCACCCAAGAAACCTGTCATTAACGCTACCCGCGCTAAACTCATGGCTGAACTGAAAAATAAATTAAAAAAGAGAGGAATGAATAAGTAATGGAGGACACTCTCGGATTGAAGAAAGTCAAAATCCTTTTAGAAACTTGCAATGGTGAAAATTTCAATGAATTGTATTTACAACTTTGTCGATACGAAAATGCAATGAGAGAGAATGGAGAACCAGAGGAATTCGTAAAGCAGTACCTCGGGGAGGAACTTTACGAACGCCTAGAGACGACACTTCAATTTTTTAAACAATTTGAAAAGTTTAAACGCTCATTATAATTAAACCAAACCTCTTAGACATGAACTTCTCAACACCCTCAAATGTGGGAAAACTCCACAGATACCAACGAGACCAGAAACCAGCCCCACCTATACCACTCAATTTCCAGTTCTCCTTGTCACTTGATGTGACATCGAGCATCATATTTTGAATTTTATCGGGTTCTCTCTCTGCTATTGTGCGCTTCGGTACCCGACCACCGTGGCGGAGCACATACGAACGCATACGTGAAGGATTCTTGTGTTTGGTGTAGTCTGAATATCCACTGGCACCAAAATCAACAGTCCTGCCGTCTTCTAGTATCGCCCTGAACTTCTTCTTACGATCGGGGCTACGAACAATCTTGACGCGCATACTTATATTTTACATAGATTTATTTGCACGCCATGCAGCCATACTTCTCCGTCTTGGGGAGGAAGAAGAGGTGCTCTGGTCCACGCTGCACGCGGTAGAGGTGGTCATACATGTGGAGGAGACCAACGACGATGGCGACGATGCCAACGACCCAGTTGTTCATCTTGCGGGTGGTCCACACGTAGAAAAGGGTCAAAACGATCAGTACGACCTGGACGAGAGTCACTTTGGGCATCTTGGGCATCTTGGGCATCTTGAAACGCTTCTCGACGGTTTCAACCTCGGGGGTGGGTTCGGGGGCTGGGTCCATGTATTCACGCTTGCCGTATCCGGGCATTTTTATTATATACGAAGAAAATAATGTGGCGAGCGATCGCTGTTCCGATCATTTTACTTTTTTATGACTATATGAAACCACCCATAGACCTTTTGTATTTTAGAAATCCGTGGCGCCCCATAGTTGGTATGCAAAACACCGTGAGAGATATATTTTATCCGATTCGCAATTATCCAGAAATTTTACTTCTGAAACTTCATTACAAAAAGATACGTGATGAATTTCGAAAAGTGTCACCAACACTCGAGAAGAAGTATTATCACGACTTGGACTCCTGGTTTGGAAGAAACATGAATTATTACTATTACAAAGTTGAAAATTTTCCGATACTATGTGATTTAATTAAACAGATTTCGTGTATCCATGACTTCACCGTGTGCGCAGCATTCGCAGTCATAGACGGTCCTATGACCATAGCTCCACATAGAGCCGAATCTAATGAACTCTTGAGATATCATCTCACTATACAAGGTGATGGTGATTGCACACTGTATACTGAAACTGGTCCCCACATTCACTTGGAGGGTGAAGATTTTCTCTTTGATCACTCCAGATATCATGAACTCACAAAGACTGGACCAAGCCGACGGGTTGTTCTCATCCTCGATGTTCATAGGTGATTACGACACACTGCTTCGTACATGTCACTTCCACCGATGAGTTCAAGCTCCTGATTTTTTACAATCCTTTTGGTGAAGGGTCCCGGCGTTCCATCTTTGCAATGCATACAGAGGGCGGACAACTTGGTGACCTCACATGCTATTGGGACACAGTCTAGAAGTTCCCCAAACTTATTTTGAAATGAATCTGCGTCGAGACCTGCTATGATTACACTTTTATTTACACACATGCAGCACTCCACAAACTTCTTGAGACGGGGGAAGAACTGAGCCTCATCGATGGCTATGATATCCGCGTTATTAAACTCCTCCTTGTTTATGAGTTCGAAAAGCTCATAGACTTTGAAACAATCAAACTTTACATTGTCGTGGGTCTTCAAAACTTCATCGGGGGAACGGGTATCTTTGGCTGAGTTGACAACCAAAATTTTCTTACCGATGATCTTTAAACGCTTAAGTCGTCTGATTAACTCGGAAGTTTTACCTGAAAACATATTTCCCATAATTATCGAAAGCCCCATCCTATCTCACTAATATAATCTTGTATTTTTTATATGGATGAAATGCATCGATGTCAATTTCTTAAATACAAGGGGTACTACAACCCCGTCACGGGACGTGTAAAGTTTGGGAATCACCTGTTCCCAGATATCCACACCGCTGTAAAATTTCTCAGTAAAAAGTACGATGCCTCTCTCAGACGCCGAAATCACCAAGAAGGTTGGGCAGTTGCGGAAAACCGAGGGCAAAATCTATGCACCCCTCAAGTACTTCAGGGGGCTTGAGACCTTGGGGCAGGTCGAGACCCGCTACAAGAAGATGCTCAAGAGGGACTACAAAGATTTCAAAACAGACAGTGGGGTCAAGACCCGCACCTCCTCCTACACCCAGAAGTTTAGGAAAAAGTATGGACCAGAGGTCAAGTCTCTCCCAGAGATCTCGAAGGCCACTGGGATACCTCTAAAGACTGTGAAGACCATCTACAATAGGGGACTCGCTGCGTGGAGAACCGGGCATCGTCCGGGAGCCTCTCCACAAGCGTGGGGGTACGCGAGAGTGCATAGTTTCGCCACTAAGGGTAAGACGTATTACACAGCGGATAAAGATTTGAGATAAACCATTCATCTATTCTCTTCATCATGGAACGCTTATCTTCTTCTGTATATTTGGCACCCTTTTCCTGATTCGTATTGTCAATCAACCACTGAGAGTTCAGATAGTGCCAACAATATTTATTATCATCCGGTAAGTTCCATACACTACATGGAATGATTTCGTCTATCTGAACCTTATCATCATCCGTTTTTGGGCGACCGTATCTAACTTCAAAAAGGTTATGGAGATACATGTCCCACTCTTTTGGGGTCATACAAAGGTCTTCCACTGAATGTGTAGTCTTTACACCTTGCAACGCTTTATACCGCCGTCCGCGCCTTAAACTAATATTATACCCACATGGGTCACATATATTGCATTTAGAGCGCTCACGACCGTGCTCGCAGATTGACCCCCCACCGCAATCCTTGCACACAGAGCGCTGACGACCGTGCTCGCAGCTTGACCCCCCACCGCAC